AACCGGTGCCGGAACGCCCTTTTCCTCAGCCTCTTGCTCGGCCTTTAGCTTAGCCAGCGCCGCAGCAATCAGCTCCTCAGTTTGCTCTTTCGTAATCGGCTCTGCCATATTCTCACCTCCGTACGACGACTGTTGCAGCTAGTGCCGCGGCCTGACTCCGCAGAGCCTCGACCTCCGCTACCGCTTCGTCGCGTTCCGTGCGTAGCTGCTGGACGTACCCTTCTACGAATTCTAGCAACCGCTCCGGAGAGATCACCCCGGCTGCGAATGCAACCTTCGCATCATCCAGCGTACGCAGTTCCACGTCGGCCTGTTTTGTGGCCGACTCGCTCACCGCATCCTTGGCCTCAACTGTCTCAACTACTGTCTCTTCCTCGATCTTAGGATCCAATGCTATACCCGTGACCTGCTTGGGACGCTCGCGCGCCTCGCCCGCCATCCACAGCGACTTCATCACCGGGGATCCAGAGGAGAACACCATCTCACCGTAACTGTCAAGGACCTCCCGCGCCGAGTTTGTGCGCATGGCATCGGAGTTCGCCGGGATCACTACTGGACTGAATTCGATCATCTCCCAGCGGTCGTAGATCCAGCCGGACTCGTTCTCCCTGACGGCACGCGGGAGGAACCCGATGCTCGTAGCATTGAGAACGTACGCGTCCCACAACCGTTGATAGACAGCAGCCTCGGTATCGGGTTGATCCGTGAGCCACTGCCATTGCGCCCAGATCCTGTCACCATATACCCGCAATTCCTCCGCGAAACCGATCGGGAACGTCTTTATGTGCATCGGAAGGACGACTGGGTTGGCCAGGTAGCTGTCCAGTTGAGCGCCGTTCGCGTTGACAACGTCGCCGTCTCTGTCCGGAGCGCTTGACGTAATGATAGCGCTCGCTACCGGACGCCCCTCGGCGAGGAACTTGCCCTGTACAATGAACCGGCGCCGTGGCCGCCCCTCAGGTACGGTCCGCTCGCACGGCACGAACTTGTAGACCGCCTCAATAGACTCTTTGTCCAGTAGCCGCTGGATCTCGGCCCTTGGCAAGACCTGGCGGTCGCGTTCGCCCTTGATGCGTACCTCTGTTACGATCAGTTGCTCGTTCTCCATCTCGCCCCCCTCCGCCCTTCCGAATCGGCGGCGTTGACAGTTCCACTAGCTTCGCACCGCACCGGGGGCACTGGTCTGCCCAGTGCTTGAGAATCATTCGGCACTCGGTGCACTGCATCAACATTCACTACGGTGCCAGGTACCAGTAGATGTAGACCGTTACCGATCCGGCATCCCCGGCTGTCCCGCTCGCCGGGATGGACCCAATAACAGTTACGTCTGTAGCACCTACCGTCCCGATGCCAGCGTACGGCATAGCAGCAGAAGACCCCATCCTGAACACTCCAGGCGCGGTCTTCACGTCCAGTGCGTTGACCCACTTTGTGGTCGCCCCGGTTACTCCAACCGACAGCTGATGGGTCCCATCGCCGTTACACGCCGTAGTCACAACAACAACCACGTCCGTGACAATTGCGTTTGCCGGGAGGACGAACAGGGTCTTGGCAGTCGTATCCGTGTAGGCCAAGGTGTTCGATGACACCATCAGTGCACCGGAGTTTGTCGCCCCCGTGTGATAGATGGCCCCGTCTACCTCCAGGTCTCCCGTGATTGTCGTGTCGCCTGTGAAGCCGAAGGAAGCCGCTGTCCAGTCAACGTTTCCGGTAGTGCCGCCGGTGTGGGTGATCGTCAGATTGCCCGTTGTGTCGTCAACAGCGAAGTCGGTATAGATGCTCGATGAGTAACCGATCCGCACGTTCGGAGCATAGATTCCATGAACCGTTCCGTTGGCCGTCAGGTTGCCCGTTACCGACGTTGCTCCAGTGAAGCCAAACGAGTTCGCTGTCCAGCTAACCGTCGGCGTGCTTCCAGTATGAGAGATCGTAGTGGCGCCCGTCGTGGCCACCACAGCGACCTTCATGTACTCGGTCGCATTCGCTCCGAACCGGATGTCGGTGGATTCCAGGCTCACAAACCCAGCCGAGATCCCCCGCACTGACGTGCTACCGTCTAGGGAGATGGTCGCACCGTCGGCCATCAGGTTGCCTGTAGCTCCAGCAACCGTGAATACAGGCGCACCTGGGTTCGCTCCATTATTGATCGTAAGCCCGCCAGCGGTTCCCGTTGCGCCGTTGACCCCGGACGTGATCGCGCCCGATGCCAGAAGCGTTCCGGTAACTGCCGTGTCACCTACGAATCCGAAGCCGCCAGCTGCAGTCCAGCTCACAGCCTTTGTCGTTCCCGTGTGTGTGATCGCCACGTTGCCTGTGGTATCCGATACGGCAATTTCCATGTAGATCGAAGGATCAACGCCGAACCGTATCTCCGGAGCCTCCAAGCTCGTGAACCCCGCGCTGATCCCACGCACCGACGTGCTCCCATCTAGGACAACCGTTGCACCATCAACCGCTAGGTCTCCCGTGACCTCCAGGTCGCCTGTGATTCCGAGCGCCCCGCTTAGAGTCATGTCACCGGCTACGGTCAGATCATTGCCGACCGCAACGTTGCCCCGCGTGGCGAAGTTGCCATCAATTGTAAACCCGCCAAGGACCGTGCCTTGCGGTGTCATCCAATAGATCCAATAGTCGCTCAACGTCAGCGTTGTCTGACCCATCGCCAGCGCGCTGAACAGAACGACCGCCATTAGTACAATAGCCTTCTTCATGGATCACCTCCCAGCGGTGTTCAGAAAGTGCTGAACGTACCGCTTGCCTTCCTGTTCAAACCATCCTCGCAGGGCGCCCTCTAGATCCCTGCCCCCAGATTCCTCGGCCTTGGTCAACAGCTTGTCCCACTCCTCTAATACCATCTGATCCCAGGCATCCTTGTTCTCGTAGATCATCTTAGTCCCGCCTCCCTCTCAGCCGCTAGGATCAAGTCCTGCCAGCGCTTGGCAAGATCGTAGAACGAGTTCGCCGCATCCACCGCCGCGGCGAATGCCAGCCTATCCGCCGGAGATAGCGACAGAATGGTCTGTGTCAGGCTCACACGCCCTGCTCTCCTGCTGAGTTCTACATTCACGGTTTCAATACCTCCTTCTGAACCGTCAGAGCCGTCCGGTTCAGGACAACCCAAGTTGTAACAGTATCCATGCTCTCAGGCCCCATAGAGCCGACGACGATTGCATCATATCCAGATGCCGCCGCGAACCGCCCTGGGTCCTCAATCAACGATCGCGCCCTCAAATATTCGTCACGCGGCATAGATGCCGCCCGCTCGCCCAATTCATCTAGAGCAGCATGCATTTTGGCTGCCAGGGATCGTTCATCTATTACTCTCGCGCCAGGGCGCAATGCCATACGCAAGACAGTCCCATCGCGTTCGGCATACGTGCTTGCTAACGTCCATGCTGATTTGGGATCTCCTTTGGCCGCCACCCCTACTCCAGCCGCATATGTTCCAGATCCGTGAGCGCCTCGCCCGCAGAAGAAATCTCCATATATGAACTGTTTGGCATATGCGTCTGCCCTTTCGCCTGATAGGCCGCGATACATCTCTACGACACCCTTCTCTTTGACAAGAGCGTCCATTTGCTCCTTGCTAACAACGCGCGGCTTGCCATCGAAGCCTTGTGCTTTGCTGATCTCCTTCAGCACGTGATCCCCATAATTCGGGGAGTCTTTATCGTACTCTACTGGCCGTTTCGTGGCCTCCATCGCAGAACTTCTATCCCACACAGACATGTCATCTGTCTGTATCCGCGCTGGCTGATACGGGTCTTGGTACTCTATGTCGTCTTCCATATGCAACGTCACCGGCACCGGAGATTCCGCGCACCGGCAGTTCACAACTTCTGCAGGTCCGGCTGCGGGGTCCCCTGGGTAGGCCAGCGAAACGCCGGTGATCGGGTTCACAAACGGCTCGTCTAGCGGCTTGACCGTGCCGTGCAGCATCTTGTGCCCCTCCCGGCTGTCGCCGTGTAGAGCGTGTAGCCACTTGCGCTGCTCAATCCCGGTCTCCTCGTACAGCTTGTGCTGGCCAGTGGCGACAGCGGTCAACGTCTCCGTGCGCGCGATCCGCTCCGCGCGCACCCGGCTCATCCAGTCGAACTGCTCGCGGAGCCTGTCAGCAATGGCCTGTGGCCCCTGGCCATCGCGCATCCCCTCGCGGATGACATCCAGGACCTCCGCTTGCGTTTCGTCTGTGAGCCATCGGCGCAGCTGCGCGCCACGCCACTTTGTGTATTCCTCAATCGTAGGTTGGAACGAATACCGCTGCATCCAATCCGAGCCGATGTCAACCCCGAGCTTGGTAAGTATCTCCGCCCCATGCGTCGCCCCCTGTTCGACAAGCTTCGGCAGGTGCGCCCGCGCTACGGTCTCCAGAATGACGCCGCCCGGATCCGCCGGCGCCACGAATGCGTACGGGTCTCCGGCCAGCGGCCTGTCCTGCGCGCCCTTGGTCTCTTCCTTGTCCGCGCTCTTTGTCCGCACCTCGCCGACTGGGATGAATCCAGCTGGTACGAACACGCGGTCAAGGTCCTCGCCCTCTCCCTGCGGCTTGCCCCACCAATCGCGGATCTCATTCGGCGTCCACCCCTGCGCGAGGAGGCTCACCCCGATCTGAGCCATCTCGGCAACGTCCTCTTGCAGCGCCTCAATCTCGGATAGGTCAAAGAACAGCTGAATGTCCTCATCAGGAACAAGCTCGGCATTGAGCGTTTGTTCGATCTTCCCGAGCCTGGGGATGACGGCATTCTCCCAGAACAGCCGCCGCATGGTCTGCGCGGTCGCCCGGTTTGTTTCCTGATACAAGCCGACAATGAGCGGTGGGACTCCGTACGCCGCAAGGATCTCTTCTCTAGACCACGCGCGCAGGTTCAGGAACTGCATGTCCCGATGGGTCGGCGTGTACCTCTCTGGCCGCAACCCCGACCCGAACACGTGCGTCCGGTGCGCGTTCCCGACCCCGCGATGCTTCGCCTCCCAACGCGCCTCCACTTCCTGCGCCTGACTGGTTGTTAGCGCCTGATCCGTCACCAGGACCATCCCCGGCGTGGCATCGTTCTCAAAGAAGAGCCTGTTCCAGTCAATCGCCTTCACGTCTGCTAGGATCGCCTGGCGGAGAACCTCGGTCGGCGACAGGCCGTAGTACGGCGTCTCCGGATTGAAGTACCGGAAGGCTATGAGATCGCGCTTGTCGAACACGATGGCCTTCGCGCTCTTGCGGTAGACCCAGCCGCGTATTAGCTCCGTTTCCCCAGGGATAGCCCACACATACCGCGGGTCAACCATCGGCCACAGCGCCGCAACCTCGGTCCTGTTCTTGTTCGCCCAGATACGCTCCCAGTACGCCTCGCCCTCCAGGTCCAGGTAGGTCACCGTCGCCTGGATGAGATCGTTCTGTGTCAAGCTGCCGTCGCCCATCGGGTTGGCTAGCAACGCCAGGACCGGGTGATCCTCAACGATCTCCGCAGTCCCCTTTGAGATCATATGCGGGATGACCTGATCCCACTTGAGCCCGTGCAGCGCCTTGTATTGCGCCTGCGACATGCGGCGCTCAACGCGCATGGCGCGCAACGGCACGTCAGCCGCGGCCATGGCTATCGCCCGCACTGCAGAATACGTCCAACTGTGTACACGATAGGCGGACGTTAGATCGGTCCAGCGGGTTAGGTGTGGCGCCTCCGCACCAGTGATAGAGAACTCAGCCGGAATGACCCGGCCCGGCTGTGTCGCGCGCGTAACTTTACCGAGCCCTTTGTCCAGCGCTGCTAGAATTCCCACGCTCGCCTCCAAACGAAAAGCCCTCGCCGTTGGGCGAGGGCCCTATTCGGGTACCTCATGTCGCGCAGTATAACGCGACTAGTACACTATGTCAAGACCAGTAGGATGTCCGCTTAGACCTATTTGGCGATAACAGGCTAAGCAAGGGGTTCCATCGCCTTGCCTCCTATCTCGGAAGTGTTACGCCAGCCTGGTTCTGGTACACGCCGCCAGCTTCCTTCTCGCTGTACGTTCGCGTCGGACGCTCTCCCTTGTGAAAGACAACCTGTGCAATCCCCTCCCCAATGTGCAGCCGGATCGGTAAGGGAGATAGGTTCGCAAGCTCCAGCGTCAACTTCCCCCTCCACCCGCTCTCCAGTGGTGTCAGGTTGCACAGCAACCCGCACCTGGCGTACGTGGACTTCCCAAACGCTAAACCAGTTACGTCGCCCGGCATGTCAAAGTACTCCACGCTCTCCGCGAGGACGTTGGCGTGCGGGGCGATGTCAAAGTGCTTCTCCGCCTCGTACACGGTGTACAGCTCCTCAGGGAACTTCTTTGGATCGAGCACGATGTTTGCACCAAACTTGTGCACCAGGAACCTGCACCCCAACCTGATGTCATACCCGAATGATCCTAGGCCGTAGCTAGGCTTGCCAAGCTGCCGCCGTTCAAACGGCTGGATCATCGGCCTGTCGCCTGAGCACAGCTCAGCGATCTGCTTGTCGTTCAGGATCATCCCCACCTCCACCAACAACCAGCTCGTATCGGCATCCATCGCTGTCCAGCCGCCGCGTGCTCAGCTCAATGGCCGCGCTTGAGCTGTCAATCCCGATCCAGCGCCGCTTCAGGCGCTCGGCAACGGCGATGGTGGTCCCGCACCCGCAGAACGGGTCCAGCACAAGGTCGCCTTCGTTGCTTGAGGCTTGGATGATCCGCTCTAGCAGCGCCTCTGGCTTCTGGGTGGGATAGCCGAGGCGTTCGCAGGCCTGAGAAGCGATGGGTTTGATGTCTGTCCATATGTCCTGGACGGGAATGCCGTTCATCTCGTCGAGATAGACTTTGTACTGTGGAACATTCCCAGGGCGCGTTTGAACAATCCGCCCGGTTGCGATCAATTCCTCCATCTTCTCTTTGCTATAGCGCCACGGTCGCGTTACTCCAAATACTTCGTAAATCTTGTCCGGTCCCGTTGCGCCTCCAGGAATGGTCGCAGAATTGAGGGCATACTTTCGTCCTGTCCCATCTTCTATGTGCCTGTATGCCTTGGCAATATATTCAGGATCATAGGGAGTATAGAGAGCGTTCCATGTCCAGTCGCTTCCATTGGTATAGAATAAAATGATGTCGTGAATCCTGCCGTATCGGCCACGTTTCTTGGGTCTAGAGTCTTTGAATGGCACATAACGCTTCCACACAATCTCCGACTTGAAGTTGCTTGGCCCGAATATGGCGTCCATCACGATCTTCAGGTAGTGGCTCGCCGTCGGATCGCAGTGGAGGTAGATGCTGCCATTCGGCTTTAGGACACGCCGAAGCTCTGCCAGCCGGATCGCCATCATAGTAAGATAGGCCATCATGTCGTTCCGTCCCAGGAACCGAAGAAGGGCATCCATGAGGTCCGGGAGCTTCCCCGGCCCCTTGGTGACAAGCTCGTGGAACGCCTCCTCTGACTCCATCCCCCAGTGCCAGGTATCGTCGAACGCTTTGATCTGCGCCTGGGATCGGGTGCCGTTCTGCTCGGCAAAGAGGACGTTGTAGGTGGCCTTGGAGTTGAACGGAGGGTCCAGGTAGATCAGGTCGACGCTCTCGTCGGGAACGTACTCCCGGAGGATCGGGAGGTTGTCCCCGAAGTAGAGCTTGTTCTTCCACCCGTCGGTCATCGGCAGCACCCATCTACCTTGAACACCTTCCGGTCTGCAAACTCGGCCTGTTTGCCACTGTTCCACGCCTCGACCGGCCGCAAGTACCCAACGCACCGGCTGTACACCTCTGGTCTCTGCCGTTCCCGCTCAGGAATGACCGTGCCATCGTCTAGGATCAGATTCCCGTGTTCGTCCTCTCGCATTCGTTCCTCCCCTTACTCATCTAGTGGTGGCAGCCAGGACCAACGCCTCGCCGTGCCTGCCTTGCCACGCCTCGCGTCGCCGGGCCTGGCCCTACCCCGCCACGCCTGCCTTGCCTTGCCCCGCCTTGCCGCGCCAGGCCGTGCCCCGCCGGGCCTGCCATGCCACGCCACGCCTCGCCGCGCCGCGCCTGGCCATACCTCGCCTGCCGTGCCATGTTACGTATGTAGGCTGTAGCTATCCTGACGGGGAGCCTTGTCTCTGAGCATGAGTTTCACCTGGACCGCGCGCATAGCGTCGTAGACCGATATGAACTCCTCCAAGTTCTTGTACTTTTCCTCCCAGCGCTGGAACTCACTGATTGCTTGTTTGATGGCTTGTTCGCGCAGCTCAGCATCTTCCAGCACTTCCTCTGTTCGTAAGTATCCGCCACGCTCCGCCTTGCGAAAGTCAGGAAGAGACGTGTACATGCGGACAGCCACCAGTTTATCTGGGTCCTCCGGGCTCTCAATGACCGTTACGCATACCTGAATCAGGTCCCTCGCCTGTTCCAGACGATACTGCTCCGCGGCCTTGCTATCGTCCCACTCAAAGTGACGGTGGAGAACAGATTTCACAGGCCTGGCGGCCTCCACAACATCTGCCGGACGTAGAATTCCTGCATTCTTCTTACGGATGTCCTCTAGCGCAGCAACAACTTCTGGATTCATCATGCCTCCTGTACGATGTCAAAGCATCCCCAACCCATCCCGCATGACCGCGGGCTATCATGCCTACCCTCCCCAATCCCAACTTGCTGCCCAGCTCGTAGCATAAGGTTCACTACGTCTTCCAACGTGAACTGCTCGGAGTCGTACTTGATCCGTACCGTAGCCTCCCAACCAGGCTCCCACATAGGACGCGGACGTATGTCCACAACTCCTGTCTCATTCCGCGCCGGCAGTTCGCTGTACTTCGGTTCCCCTTTGGTGATCTTCACTAGTGGGGTACCGTCCACTACGTCGTACCCGTCAGCATCAACGAACACAGACAGTTTCGCCCTTGTCATGGCGAACCCGGCCAACCGGCAAGCTGAGATCAATGCGTTCCTGAAAGCTGGCGCAGGAATACCATGCCACCCTTCTGTGGACTTGTGCATCGCGCCTTCGTAGAGGGCTTTGAAGTCCTTTGGTGTACGTGCACTCCCCTTCTTAGAAGTAGAACCAGCTTCCTGCTTCTCTCGCATCATCTCCTGAGCTTTCGCAGAGAACCTGTTCTGTACATAGGGACTAGTGCCCCTGATCCGAACCTCGACCGCCCGAATATCCGGCGCCCGGATAACGACTTCCTGCTTCGCTGCCACGATATGCCTCCTTGCTTAGATTGTGTTCGCCTTGCCGAGCCGGGCCCCGCCCCTCCGTGCCCTGCCCGGCCGCGCCATGCCTGCCATGACTTGCCCCGCCGCGCCAGGCCTTGCCAGGCCCAGCCGCGCCGCGCCTGCCGTGCCGGGCCTCGCCAGGCCGCACCGCGCCTCGCCCGGCCAAGCCTGCCGTGCCTTGTTACACCTAGAGCATAGTACGTTCGGCTCTCCCCTCCTCGCCTGTGACGTCCACACGGTCTATTATACCCAGTTATGGCGCGGCTGTAAAGGTCTTTATGCGCCATTACCGCCCCCCCGAGCTGGCCGCTTACCCTGGCATTCCAGCCAGTCGTCTAGCCTCTGTACCACCAGCCATGGCTGCCGGTCCCTGCGCACTACAAGCAGCCGCGCTCCCTTACCGTCAAGCCACCGGTAGAGGCTCTCGGGAACGTGGCCGCCGCGCTTGACCTCAACGGTGCCGATCCCCTCGACAGTGACATCGCCGATTATGCCGCCCGACTCAAGCGGAGCGGTCCGTATGGCGCTGTAGCCGGCGTCGGAGAAGATGCGCGCGACCTCGCGCTCGCCGTCCGCACCCTTGCGCCGCGACTTAGCGGCCACTGCCGGTTGCCTCCAGCCGTTGTTTGGTAAGTTCGATCGCTACACTGGAGCTGTCAATCCCGATCCAGCGCCGCTTCAGGCGCTCGGCAACGGCGATGGTGGTCCCGCACCCGCAGAACGGGTCAAGCACGAGATCGCCTTCGTTGCTCGATGCTTGGATGATGCGTTCGAGGAGCGCCTCCGGCTTCTGGGTCGGGTAGCCCAGGCGTTCTCTGGCGGCTGGCGGGAGGACATGCATTCGCCACCAGTCCTCCGGCCATTTGCCAAGAGGGTTCAGTTGCACGATGGAATTGGGGTTGCCAGTTGTCCATCCAGTGCGTCTCCCCTCATTCCTCTTGGTGCTCTCTGCGTATGGTAAGCGAACAGCATCGACGTTGAAGGTCCATTTTGAGCCCCTGGCGTACCAGAAGATGATATCATGCTTGCGACCAAATATGCGCATTCCAGGAGAACTTGGCCCCGTATAGCACCAGACAATCTCATTTAGAAAGTGGCTATGCCCGAACACCGCATCCATCACGAGCTTGAGGTAGTGGCTGGCCGTCGGGTCACAGTGGAGATAGATGCTGCCGGTGGACTTTAGGACCCGCCGGAGTTCCACCAGCCGGATCGCCATCATGGCGAGGTACGCCATCATGTCGTTCGTCCCGAGGAACCGCCGGAGCGCGTCCATGAGGTCCGGGAGCTTCCCCGGCCCCTCGGTCACGAGCTCGTGGAACGCCTCCTCCGACTCCATCCCCCAGTGCCAGGTATCATCGAAAGCCTTGATCTGAGCCTGTGACTGCGTGCCGTTCTGCTCCGCAAAGAGGACGTTGTAGGTGGCCTTGGAGTTGAACGGAGGGTCCAGGTAGATCAGGTCAACGCTCTCGTCGGGAATGTACTCCCGGAGGATCGGGAGGTTGTCCCCGAAGTAGAGCTTGTTCTTCCACCCGTCAGTCATGCCCAATTCCTTACGCCTCTGCCTTTATCGGTTGTGTTCATCGCTTTTGAAGAACATGTTGATGAGCGCCCTCTCTGTTGCCGTGAGCCCAAACGTGCATTCAATCTTACAATTGTTTCCTGGAAGCAGGGTTCCTGCGTGATATGGCCATGAATACACGATGCATCCTGCATACATGATACGCAGATATCTGAGTTCCAACGGGCCAAGCCCGAAATCGTTGACAATCTCTGAATGCACTCTTATGGCACCGAATTGATGCTTCGGGTCATCCGGAATATACTCGACATGTACCTGATCATTGAATCTGACAACGATTTCTGCGTACTGTAGAATCGGCCATCTCCCACGGGTTGCCGACATAGATATACTCCAGCCGGCAGTATCTCCACCAACAAGCGACAGGATTGCATTTTGACGGTCAAGTGTTCCAATCACGCAACGGATGTTCGGGAACCCAAACATCTTCGTGTAGATAACGCCATTGCATGTTTCTTTTCTCCTAACCATGTCATTGCTCCTTGTTCTTCTGTTCGCTCATAGCCCGCCTCCACGGTTACCGTCCATATAGCGTCGGCGTCAGAATGAATTGCTGCTGCCCATCCTTCAGCATGTGCGCCTCCAGCTGCACCTGGCGAACGACGCCGTCCTTGATGTGGAATATCACGCGCGCGTCAAGCCCCAGGTTGCACACCTCGTCCAACTGCCGGTGCGCAATAGCGCGTGCATTATCCGCATGGCAGCGTGCATTTATCCGTGCATTTCGTGCATTCCCTACTTCTCTATCTGCCAAGATGCCGGCATCACTCGCCATTGCCCCCGCCCGTCCTTCGCCCACGCCGCCGATTCCCTGATCAGTGTCAGTGTCCCTGACATCTCCCGCACCGGCAATGCACCCGATGGCACCAAGGTCAGAACGATCTTCGCCCGCCGGCTGTGTGGCTCCATAGCGTTCTCAGGCTCCAGCCCGACTAGCCGGTACTTGAGGAACGCCGGCACCGGAGGAAGGCCGCGGAACGGTCGGCACCGATCCGCGATCCACTCTTCCCACCCGTTGTAACGCATCCCGTGAAGCACCATGCCCAAGGAGTCGAGGAAGCGTTCGACTACCTCCAGCGGCTCCATGGCTGGCTGATCGTCTGTGGCCTCTGGAGCTTCTATCACAGGAGCCTCTACGACCTTACGGGGCCGCCCGCGTTTCCGAACAGGTTCACTTGGTTCCGGCATTGGTGCTCCGGTCACACTTCTTGGTGCGCTGCGGTGCTAGGAAGTACAGCGCAAGGAGCGCGAACGCGGCCACCCACCAGGCGGGAGCGCGTTCTACAGCCGCGGAGTACGCCGCCACACCAGAGAATATCGCCAGTGCAAGTCTCAGCATTACCAACCTCCTACTAGCGTCTTGCCTAGCGCCCAGGATACGAGCGCCAGCACCGTCACTACAGACACGACAGTTGCACCCATGCCGACGCGCCAGACCAGCCGCGCCCGCTTGGGTAGCAGCCGCGCCTCGTCCTGTGGCGTTGTCCAGTACACCCACATAGACCATCCCAGGAGGCCAACCGTCACCAAGACGGCGAGCCCCAGGAACGGGTACACGAGATCTATCATTTGCGCCCCCGCTTGCCGCCGCGCTTGCCCCCGCGTTTGCCGCCGCCCCCGCAAGGTTCCTTGACAACATCTTGTGACATGACTTGTGACATAGTCACCCCCTAATACAGCCCGATACGGGCCCAGATCGGAGTATCATCGCGCACGATCTCTGAGTACGTCAAGGCGTGCGCGTAGTGATCCGGACCGCTCTCCACCCACACCGCGTGTTCGTTCTGACCGGTCTGCACGATCTGACGCGTGATTGCCTTCACGTGCCGGTAAAAGTCCTCAGGTAGGTTTGTAGGAATACTCTCCTCGGCGTTGAGCAGCCGCGCCACGGCGTTGTCTATCGCCTCCGTACGGTTGACCGAAAGGATTGTTACACCATCTTCTACCGCCTCCCTGTCACCGAGCGATGCAGGCCCCAGGTAACGCACGAGGACAACCCGGCCTGGGAATGACCTCGCGAGTTCCTTGGCTTTCGTAACCTCTGGCGCGGCATCTATCGCGCACCGCTGCACGTTGTAGGTGCCCATCAAACGCGCCACGCCTACCCAGTCGGTTGTCCCGGCCCATATGATGCCCCCCTCTATGCGCCGGATCACTACATGGAGCACGGCCCCGACGTCAATACCCATGACGGTCGGACGCACCGAACCAGCTAGCATCTCTCCTGATCTCGGTAGCGCCGCCAGGACCTCATCCGTGATCCTCGCCCCCTCCGGAGCATACGGCAGCCCCAGCGTCATGTTGTAGAACACCTGCATTCTGGTGGCGTTACCGCGCGCCTCGTTGTACTGCGCCACGATCTCCGCCGGCGTTACGGTAGGGGAAACCAGCTGCGACATGCGGAACGATCGGTAAGGAGCATCCGGATCACTGGCTACCCACGCCCCGTTGGCTTTGTCAAGTGGCCTCTTACATTCCGGACAGACTAGCTTTGGGACGCCGTCAACGTCAGCAATGCTATCCGGCCAGCGCGGTTCGGCCCGCTCCCCACAAGGACACCATAGCTGCCACGTCTCCTGTGTGCCCCCCATGTAGGCTGCGTGAATCCCGGTCTCCGGGAATTGCGGGTTCGATAGGTCTATGACGTACTTGTACCGGCTGGCCCCCAAACGCGACAGAGCCTGTTCGGCGGCCTCTTCCGGCATGACCTGTAACTCGTCCCGCACTATCATTCCAACTCCGATCTCGCGCAGCTTTTCCAGTGAATGCGCTCCGCGCAGGTAGAGCGGCTGCCCGAACCCGACCTTGAGCCCAACGTTAGTAATGTCGGAGAACGCCGCCCGCAACGTACTGGAAAGCCGGATCGCCTTGTCAATCCGCGCCTGCGCCATGTCGGAGAGAATGCGATCACTGGGAAGCATGTACAACACGCCCTCTCGCCGTTGATCCATGAACCATAGGGATGAGTTGATCGCTAGCTCTGTCCAACCGGTCTGAGCGCACTTCATGGCTACGATCCTGCCACCAACTGGTAGATGCCCTATCGCACGATACACCTCCCGGAGATATGGCATTCTGTACGGTGGCCGCGTGATGGAGTAGTAGCCTCCATCCGGCATGACACGATGCGCCCGCGCCCAGAATAACGGATCGGCTGCACCGTAGCCGATCAGAACGTCCCGCAACATCTCAGTCGCTGTCGGCATCCACCTTCACCTGGTCCCATAGGCGATGTACGAGTTCCTCGTCCTCTTCGCTCATCGGCACCGCCGGCAGTTTGACCTCGTGTCGCTCGGTTGGCCGTCCTTCCACAAGTTCCAGCGC